GCCACTATCGACGCCTGGGCCAAGTTCAAGGACTTCGCCCAACGCTACACCGCCGCCGTGCGCCGCCAGATCGCCCTGGACCGCATCATGGTCGGCTGGCACGGCGTCAAGGTCGCAGCCGACACCGACCGCGAAGCCTTCCCCCTGCTGCAAGACGTGAACAAGGGCTGGCTGCAAATCGTGCGCGAGCAAGCCGCCCAGCAGATCCTGGTGGAAGGCGCGACCAAGGGCAAAATCCAGATCGGCGCGGGTGGTGACTACGCCAATCTCGACAGCCTGGTGCACGACGTGTCGCTGATGATCGATGAAGAATTCCGCGACGGCGACGACCTGGTGGCAATCATCGGCCGCGACCTGCTGGCCCACGACAAGGGCAAGCTGTACGCCAAGCACGGCCACACGCCCAGCGAAAAAACCAAGGTGGAGATGTCGCAGGTGATCGACACCTATGGCGGCCTGCCCTCCTACACCTGCCCACATTTCCCATCCAAGGGCGTGGTGGTGACCTCGTTCGACAACCTGTCGATCTATTTTCAAGACAGCTCCTGGCGCCGCCACCTGATCGAAAACCCCAAGCGCTCCCGCGCCGAGGACTACAACAGCCGTAACGAGGGCTACGTGGTCGAGCAACTGGGCAAGTTCGCCGGCATCGAGGCGGGCAACGTGGAATTCGTCGAGCCGGCGCCACCCGAGGAACCTGAAGAATGAGTCTGGCCCTCAAGCACAAACAGCGCGTACTGGAACAAGGCCCGGCAGCCAGCGTTGAGGTGTACACCCCGACCACCGCCCTGGCCGGTCCCGCCAATGCGCAAAAACACCTCGCGCTGATGACCACGGCTTTGGCCGAAGACTGCGCACGCCTCTCCGACCTGAACAACCTGGGCGAACGCCAGCGCCTAAAGCGCGACGAGCTGCTGCCCAAGTACCTGGACTACGTGCGGCGCTACCGCGATTCCGGCCTCAACCACTCCAACCCGGTGTTAATGCAGGTGATGGTGTGGCTGTTCGACACCGAGCAGTTCGAGGCGGGCCTGGAACTGGCCGACTTCGCCATGCACCAAGGCCAAGCCATGCCCGAGCGTTTCCGGCGCGACGTCCCAACCTTTGTCGCCGACGCGATGATCGACTGGGCCGAGGCCGAGCACGACGCCAAACGCAGCCCCGAGCCGTACCTGTCGCAACTGCTGCCCCGCGTGGACGGTGAGTGGCAGCTGTTTGAACGCATCCCGGCGCGCTACCACAAGCTGCTCGGCATCTTGGCAATGGACCAGAAGCAATGGGCCCAAGCCATCATGCACTTCGAACGGGCCACCACGTTGTACCCCGGCATTGGCGTGAAGACCCGTCTTGAAGACGCCACCAAAGCGCTACGCCGACAAGACGCCACCTGAACCGACTTACCCCCCCAGCGGGGGCCTGCCGAGGCCATGGTTTTGTACCCATGACCACAAGCAGCCACCCCCGCGTTTATTTGAGCGACGCCCATGAGCTTTTCCGGTCGACCCACCACCCTGATTGAACAGCCGATCGCCAACGACGGCTTCTGGCCCGACCTGGACGTGGCCGAATTTCAGCGCGGCTACCGGCTGCCAGCCGAATACCTGCTGGAACTGTTGGTGGACGGCATCGCCCTGGCCATGGGCGAAGTGAACCACGACCTGGCCCGGCGCAAAGCGCAGTGGCAGGGCGTAGGTATCACCAACGTATTGAAAGCCGACCCGATGCTGTTGCCGGAACGCACCTTCATGGCTGCCAGCTACAAGCGCGCTGTTTACTGCCGCGCCAAGGCCTACCTGCTTAGCCAATTCGCCACCGTTCTCCGCCGGGAGTCGGCCGAGAACCTGGCCAAAGAAGCCCCGGAAACCGCCGAGCGTTTTCTGAGTTTCAGCCAACAAGCCGTGCGCTTGATCCAGGGCCGCAGCCGTGTCACGGCGGAGCTGATCTGATGGACAAGCTGCGCGCCCTCACCCGTGACCTGGTGGACCGCTTTCTGGTGCCGTCCGAGCAGTTCGACAGCTGGGCCGAACAGGTCACGCTCAGCCTGAATTGGAAGCCCACCGAACAGGGCCTACACCTGGGCGACATGCGCTACCGCGCCGTGATCGTGATCGCCCGCTTTGCCGCCAACCCCGCACGGCTGATGGCCTTACTCGGTTCATGGCTGGAAACGCACGACCCCCACCGCGAAGACGAGGCATTGCCCGCCCCGGTGATCGAGATCGATCAGCTCACCCCGGATGTGGCTGATATCGAGCTGCAACTGGACTTTATCGAACCCTTGCACCTGGCCGAAGACGCCGACGGCGAGATCCACGCCTTTAACAAACGCTGGGCGTTTGTGCCCTATGACCTGTGGATCGCCGAGCAAGGAACCGTCAGCCATGACCGCACCGACGCTTAGTTTTGACATTCGTGGGCTGATCGAAGCCGAACAACGTCTGCAACTGCTGGCCTTGCCGGCAGGGAAACGGCGGCGCCTGTTGAACAACGCCAGCAAGCGCCTACGCACGCGAAACACCCGGCGCATCGGCACCCAGCGCAATCTGGACGGCTCGCCCTTCGCACCGCGTAAACAAAAGAGCCGCCGCAAGATGCTGCGCCGCCTCAGCACACGCCTGCAGGTGACCAAGCTCTCATCCGACGCCGCCACTCTCGGTTGGCGACAACGGCGAAACGAACGCATTGCCCGCGAGCACCAGCTGGGTCTGTCCACCACCGTGACCACCAAGCGCCGCAGTTGGAAGATCGATCTGCCCGCCCGCGACACCCTCGGCGCCGACCCGCAGGACATCCGCGAGATCGTGCGTACCGTCTTGCAGCAAACCCTTCAATCGCCCAAGTAACGAGGCCGCTCCATGGCTCAAGGTCAAGTCAGCGTTAACAATCTCAACCTGGGCCAGGGCCCGGTTACCGCGATTGAACGCCACTTTTTGTTTATCGGCCCGGCCACCAAGAACGTCGGCAAGCTCCTGGCACTCAATACCCAAAGCGACCTGGATACCGAACTGGGCGTAGCCGCCAGTGATTTGAAAACCCAGATCACCGCCGCCCGCCACAACGGCAGCGACCGCTGGGCCTGCGCCGCCGTGCCGCTGGCCGCAGATGGCGACTGGAAGGACGCGCTGGATCAGGCCCAAAGTGCGGGCGTGTCTGTAGAAGCCGTGGTCATCACCAAGCCGGTGAGCGCCAGCGCTGATATCGAAGCCATGCACACCGCCGCCGTGAGCCTGATCAGTCGCTATGGCCGCCGCGTATTCATATTGGCTGCCAGCGCCGGCATCACACCTGCACAGGACTGGTCAGCCTACCGCGATGAACAGCGCACCATCACCCACGACGTGGCCGCGCCGCGCGTGGTGATCGTGCCGCAACTGCACGGCAATGACCTGGGCGTGCTGGCCGGTCGCCTGGCGAATGCCTCGGTGAGCATCGCCGACAGCCCCATGCGTGTCGCCACCGGCGCACTGATCGGTTTGGGCGCTACGCCTGTGGATAAAGAAGGCGTGTCGCTGACCACTGCCACCCTGGCGGAGCTGGACAAAATGCGCTTCTCGGTCCCGCAGAGCTACCCCGATTACCCTGGCATGTTCTGGGGTGACGCCAACCTGCTCGACGCCTCCGGCAGCGACTTCGCCGAGGTGGAAAACCTGCGCATCGTCGACAAAGCGGCGCGCCGTGTACGGATCCTGCTGATCCAGATGGTCGCCGACCGCAAGGTCAACAACACGCCCAACAGCATGGCCTACACCCGCCTGCGCCTGATGCGTCCACTGCGCGAGATGTCCCGCGCCGTGACCTTTGCCGGCCAACAGTTCCCCGGCGATATCCAACCGCCCAAAGACGGCGACATCGCCCTGGTGTGGAAGAACCGCACCACCATCGAAGCCTATCTGCGCATCCGCCCCTACAACTGCCCCAAGGACCTGACGGCGAACATCGCCCTGGACCTGTCCCTGCACGACGAGGAATAACCCATGGCCCGAATCAGCGGCATGAATTTCGACGTGAGCCTGGGCGATCTGCAGGTGCATATCGAGAAGGCCACGTTGGACATCACCGATAACAGCGCCGTGGCTCAAACCAAGGGTGTGCCGGACGGGTATGTGGACGGCGATGTGGCCGCCAGCGGGGAGTTCGAGCTGGACAGCGCCAACTTGGGGCTGCTGATCCAGGCGGCGAACCGCGCCGGATCGTTCCGCAAGCTGGAGCCGTTCGACGCGCTGTTTTTTGCAAAGACCGCCACCGACGAACTGCGGGTGGAAGCCTTTGGCTGTCGGCTGAAAATATCCAGCTTGTTGGACATCGACCCCAAGGGCGGTCAGAAGTCCGTGCATAAAGTCCCTTTCGACGTCACCAGCCCCGACTTTATCCGCATCAACGGCGTGCCGTATCTGGACGCCAGTGAAATCGAGGGCCTGCGCTGATGAGCGACAGCCCCTGGGCAAACTTTGCCTACACCGAACTGCGCTGCAAATGCGGGCAGTGCGACAGCACCGGGCGCGAGATGGACCCGGCCTATATGGCGCGCCTGCAACGCCTGCGTGAAGCCTACGGCCAGCCGATGCCACTGGCGAGCGCCTACCGCTGTGCGCGGCACCCCAGTGAAGCGAGTAAATCAGCGCCCGGTGAACACTTCGACGGCCGCGCCGTGGATGTCCATTGCCGAGGTGCTGAAGCCCTGCACCTGCTGCGCCTGGCGTTGCCGCTGGGGTTTAACCGTATAGGTATCCACCAGAAAGGCGATGCACGTTTTCTGCACCTGGGTTGGGCGTCAGCCGGAGGGCGCCTGCCGAGCCCTGCGATCTGGAGTTACTGAACATGCCGTTTGAAAGCCACCTTGAGTTGCGCCACCGGCCAGGGCACGAACGCTGGGAAGTGATCCAGCCGCTGCTGTATGGCACCCGCGACGGTCGCTCGATTCGCGTCCCTGCCGGTTACCTGTCGGACCTGGCCAGCGTGCCGCGCATTGCTCGCCGCTGGGTGGACACCCAAGCGCCGACCATCCGCCGACCGGCTGTGGTGCATGACTACCTCTACACCGATCAGACGCACCGTTTCACCAAGCGCGAAGCCGACCGGATTTTCTACGAAGCCCTGCGGGAGGAAGACACCGACGCCGCACTGGCCTGGCTGCTGTGGCAAGCCGTACGACTCGGTGGGCGCGGCGCCTGGGGCCAGCGGTGATGGAAATGTCCCCGCTGTACATCAGCGCCATGTTGCTGCTGACCGAGCTGGTGCTCACCTGGGTCGCCGGCTTCCAAATCTACCTGTTCCGCCAGGTCAACGCCGCCCGCCGCGAAAACCTGGAACTGCGCATTGAGATGGCCACGCACAACGGCCGTCTGGAAGCCTTCGACAAGGCCCTGGACAAACTGGAGCACCGCTTCGAGAAACGCCTGGAACAGTGCCTCGACACCTACTTCTCCAACCTCAACCAAAGAGCCCAACCATGAGCGACCGTCGCGACATCACCCTGGTAATCGGCGAACAGGACTTCACCTTTACCCTCGCCCCCCAGGACGTGACCAAGTACTTCAACGCCGTCACCCCCAACAACAAGGTGGCGCCGTCCAACAACCTGCTGACCAGCACCGTCCTGCCCGCCCACCTCGACGCGCTAAGACCACTGCTGCGCAACCCGGTGTTCACCATGCAACTGGCCGGCACGCTGCTGGATGAATACGCGCCCGACGTTGAAGTCGTCGTAAAAAAGCCCTCGGCCGTGCTGACCGCTTAAACGACGACAGCCTGGGCCAACTGCTGGCCCTGAACGAACGCTGGCTACCCGGCACCGAGCCAACGGCGGACAACCTGGGCACGGCCATGTGGCTGGAAAGTGAGTATTGGAAACGCATGGAGATCGCCGTCGCGAACGGGATTGCCAGGGCGTTGAAAGGGTGATTTTCGTTGGAAAACCTAATGTTTCACGGCGACTGTTTGCGTTACCTCGAACAGATTCCCGACTGCTCTGTAGATGCCTTGATTACAGATCCGCCTTACTCAAGCGGCGGCTTGCACGTTGGGGCGCGCCAACAAGCGCCCTCGGAGAAGTATTTACAGAGTGGCGGCAGCGTCCTGTACCCAGAATTTACGGGCGATCAACGCGACCAGCGTTCCCATTTGCGGTGGTGCGTGCTGTGGCTGACAGAAGCATTCAGGGCTTTGAAAACCGGGGCACCGGTTTGCCTATTCAGCGATTGGCGGCAATTGCCTCTGACCACCGATGCACTACAGGCGGCAGGCTTCACCTGGCGCGGCATCGCTGTATGGGACAAGACCGAGGGAGTACGTCCGCAGAAGGGACGCTTCAGCGCTCAGGCCGAGTACATCGTCTGGGGCAGCAAAGGCGCAATGCCGCTCGGCCGATCCGTGCCCCCTCTGCCCGGTGTTGTTCGCGAACCGGTACGCCGAAAAGACAAGTTTCATATCACGGGGAAACCCACCGCGCTTATGCGGGCCCTCGTTAAAATTTGCGAGCCTGGTGGCGTCATTCTCGACCCGTTTGCAGGCTCGGGAAGCACGCTGGTAGCTGCTGCGCTAGAGGGCTACCGATGGCTGGCCAGTGAAGCCCTGCAGCACAACGTGCAAATCGCTCAAGAGCGCCTGAAAAACGTGTGTGCCGCAGGCACTGTGGTGTTGGCTTAAATGAGCGCAGCCGCCACCAGCAAACTCGACTTCATCCTGCGCCTGGTAGACCGCGTGAGCCAGCCCCTGGGCAAGGTCAAAACCGGCTTTAGCGATTTGGCGATGCAAGGTCAAAAAGGCCTGGTGCAGATGGGCGTAGGCATGGCCGGTATGATCGGTGCGGCACACGCGCTTAAGGCCGCCATGGCCCCGGCGCTGGGTCAGAACGCCGCGCTGGGCGAAGTGGAAAGCCTGGGCGTGGCGGCGGATGCGCTGGATCTGCTCAACCAGAAGTCGTTGCAATTCAGCATTGCCTACGGCGAAAGCGCTACCGGGTTTGTGCGTTCGGCTTACGACATTCAGAGTGCTATCGCGGGGCTCACTGGTAACCAATTGGCAGTGTTTACCCACGCGTCCAACGTGTTGGCCAAGGCAACCAAAGCCGACGCGGCAACCGTGACCGATTACGTCGGCACGATGTACGGGATCTTTCAGAAGCAGGCCGACGCCATGGGCAAGGCCGCGTGGGTTGAGCAACTGACCGGGCAAACCGCCACCGCCGTGCAGATGTTCAAGACCACCGGCCAGGGCATGGGTAATGCCTTTACCGCCCTTGGCGCCAGCGCTACCTCGGCCGGGATCCAGGCGGCAGAACAGATCGCCATTCTCGGTACGCTGCAGGCGACCATGAGCGGCGGCGAAGCCGGGACCAAGTACCGCGCCTTTCTCGCCGGGGCTTACGGCGCCCAGGCCAAGTTGGGGTTGTCGTTCACTGACAGCCAGGGCCGCTTGCTGCCGGTGATCGACATCCTGGCCAAGATCAACGCCAAGTATGGCGAATTGGATGCTGCTGAAACCGACATGATCAGTAAGGCCTTCGGCGGCAAGCAAGCCATGGGACTGATTACTCAATTACTGCCCAAGACCGGCGACCTGGCCAACAGCATCGACCAACTGGGCAAGGTCAAAGGCATGGAGCAGGCCGAGAAGATGGCCAGGACCATTGCCGACCCGTGGGAGCGCTTTGAACACGCCATCCTGGCCGTGCGCATCGCCTTCGGCCAGAAGCTGCTGCCCACGCTCAACCCTATCATCGAGCGGTTGGCCGAAGGCGGCTCGTCGGTGGTGCGTTGGACTACGTTGTTTCCCAACCTGACACGGGTGATCGGTTTGACTGCGCTCACCGTCCTTGGCCTGACCGCGCTCGTCGCGCTGATGACGTTCACCTTTGGCGTGTGGCGCACCGTTGCCGTCCCGGTTATCGCGTTGTGGAAGCTGCTCAACCTGGTGGCGTGGCGCAACGTGGGCGCCTACCTGATGCAGATCCTGCTGGTGACGCTGTACGTCGCGGGCCTGGCCTCATTGGTGTTGTGGTTCGGCCTGGTCAAAGGGGCCATGGTGTTGTGGCAGGCGGCAATATGGCTGACCAACGCGGCGTTATGGGCCAACCCGGTGACGTGGATCGTGCTCGGGATCATCGCCCTAGTGGCTGTGATTGCGGCGGCCATTTATTTTTGGGATGAGTGGACCACGGCCCTGATGAACACCGCCGCGTTCCAGTGGGTGAGCGACCAGTTGGCGGCACTGTCTGCCTGGTTCGATGCCATGGGCGGTTGGTCGGGCGTGGCCAAGGCTGCATGGGATGGGATCATGGCGATCTTTCACAGTGCCATCAACGGCCTGATCGCGATGCTCAACACCATCCCCGGCGTGGATATCCAGGCACAGTTTGGCGAGCTGCCGGCCGGCCCCAACCTCGACAGCCTTGAGGCAGCACAACGCGCTCAGCAAACGATTAACGCGGCAATCCCTACGCTTTCCCCCAGCCGCGCCAACGCCGTGCCGCCGGGCGGTTTGCTCACCAGCATCCAGAACAGCGCCACGCAGAATCGGGGCACTCATGTGGAAAAAATTGAGATCCACACCAACAAGCCAAGGACCGCCCATGAACTGGAAGGGCT